TTCTTAGCCGCTGCTAATTCATTTTCAACATCATTCAAACGATACTTGTAATGATATTCGTCATTCATCAATTTCTCCCGCTTTCTCACAAGGCCAAGGCTGCTCGCATATTAGGCACAATTCCCATTTAGGGCTATCAGGTAATTCAAGAACATAACTTGGTTCATGCTTTTTAACTCTCATTTCGGACATTGCGCCGTATAAACATTTGGATAGCAACGTCGGCAAGATGGTCCTGCTTTGCCGCAAGCCACACTTACCGATTGCCCCTTACCATTATTGGCAACATCAAATGTAATAATTGATGTGCCAACCAACATAACTAACGCTAATGCTGCAATAAAAATTTTCATTTAATTTCCCCTATAATAATTCACAATTAATCATTGTGATAATTTCAAATTTTCTAAAGTTTCAATAGTGGCATATAAGGTTTCAGAAACCATTTTAGCGCCAAGCGGGGCCGAATCAGAAGTAAAAGCAACTACTGTTTCCGCCGATATATTTAAATGATTAATAAAATCATCTATGTTGACATAATGTTTATTGTCAACAAGAATTATATCAATCATAAATTCATTTCCTTACGAATCTCAGTTGCTGAAACTTTACCGATTTCTTCTGGAGGCTCAACTTGCTCTATAGAATAGCCAACATCACGACCATACACTACATGAGTAATATTTGGCAACTGCATTATTAAACGACCATCAGGAATATAACCCTTAACCATATTAAAAGTAAGTGGGTCTTTTTCTAATCCACTAGTATTACGAACTCCAACTACGACTTTACCTGTTCTATCCCGCGCCTCTTGGTATAACCATTCGTGACCTTCATGCCAAGGTTGAAACCTTCCAAGAACTAAGGCGTGTGGTTCACGCCAGTCTACTAAATTAGTTTTTTCAAATACCAATTCAACTTCTTCATCTACCGTAAGGCCGGGAGGAATCATAACATCATAGTTTTCTGGGTCTTCCCAAATAACATTAGTGTCATTATACCTACTAGACTTAATCCTATTAACCCAAATAAGGACATCTGGCTTACCATAGGCTTCCCTAGTTTGATTAGTTGGGCAAACAAAATCTGAAATTACGTTGATGCCCTGAATAGCCATTTCACTCGCCAACCAGCCCATTCTTCTGGCCTGCTCTAAACGGTCGGCGGAACTAAAACCTAAATCTTTATTTAAATTTTCTCTTACCCTGTCAGCATTCCAAATGACGGCATTAATTCTACGCGCTAATGCAACTGCTAAAGTTGTTTTTCCTGAACCGGGCAAACCAATAATTTGTACAATCATCATATACCTACAATATGATCAAGATCTTCTTGTGCGATAAAGTTTTCAATCTGCACACGATACCCTTCAACCAGAGCATCAAAAATTTGATCAATCAAATCGGTTTGATTCAAAATATCAATGGTTGCACTTTCCTCAAATACCAATTCTCTACCATTTAAATTAACATGATAAAAGAAAGTAACCCAATGATTACTTTCCCGATCAAAAGTTGCATAACTTTCATCTGAAGTAAGATTCTTAATAATCTTAACAGAACTCTTCCACCAAATTGGCTTACTCATTATTCTCCCTTGTGTGTCGGCCAGTAGTAATTACATTTATCACAGCATACATTATCACGATAATTAATTGTCTCAGGCGCATATTGTGGATATAATTCTGGAGCCTTAAGGTGCAAATTAGCACGATGCGTAGTAACAACTTTATTAAACTCATGAGACAACATCCATGCAGGATAAGTTTTCTCATCTTGAAAATAAGTATGATTCATGAATTCAATCTCATGCCAATTGTTTTCCCATTTATACCCGCGATAATCCATTTCATTACGAATACAAGCAAGATAATAATAAAGAACACCAGCATGACCCCGCCACATTTTAGTGGCGGGATGATTAACCCAACCTTTAGTATTGCCTGATAACGCAGCCATGATCTGACGACCCTCAAGCAATTGCTTTACAAGTCGTTTTTGATCAAGAACCTGCGCGGTAGTAGTAAAATCATATTCAGCGAGGAATGTCTGCATTTCTAATCCTATCAATAGTAGTTTCTATTTCACGCAACACAACGTCACGTTCAAATACTGCTGACATCCAGTATCTCTCACTACCCATATATTCTTCAAGGGCGTTTAAAGAAATTGTTGCTAAATCTCTCCAAGTTTTATTCATAGAATTTCTATCATATTTAACCATAGCCTTAGCCATATGCTCAATCGCTTTTTCTCTATCCATTTTAAAATTCCTTATATTCTGGGTGATCTATTGGTGTAGGCGCTAACGCCTTTGTCCCACAATAAACACATTCCATGTCTAACATGTAAGTAGCAATCTCATAATCTTGAAAATGTACAACAACTTTCCATAAATCTGATCCACAAATGCATTCATGCATGATCGTATCAGATAAATCAAACTTTGGGCCTTCCGGCACAATATCTATTATCTTCATTCTAAACCTCTATAAAATTAAAGGGAGGCATGACTGAGGGACAGAATTTATTAGCCGCCATAAGGGCGGCTGTGGCTGTCTCCATAGGTTCTTTATCCGAAACATACAGTGCCCCAAGGGCATATTCTGCCCCAGAACCAATGGCGGTGAATTCTAAATCATCTAATCCGACTTGCCAATCAGATTCAATAGTTAATATTCTGCCATGAATAGCAATAATTAAAGACCATCCATCTTTCTCATCTTCATGATAAGGATAACCATATGTTTCTAATACAGATTTTAACTGTGGAATAAAATTTTTAACCATGTGGCCGATTAATTCATTATCTGTAACTTTAGGACTAACCGGAGGCGGGTCAAAAGTATGTTCAATTAATTGACCTAATCTGAAACTGTGGCAAAACCCGAAACCATAATTACCTTTAATGAAAACTTTCGGTTGCAATCTAATAACACTAATATTGTCTTCAGAGCCACAAGAATCTGCACCAATTATTACTCTACTAGAATTTTTAATTGCCACAATGCATGTCATTAGTTAGGACCGCCACCATTTAAATTCTTAAAGTTAATAAGATTAACTAATTTTTCAATTTCGGAGGGAGTAAGAGTATCTTTAGGAGGATTCTGAGCAATATAAACAACAGCCTCATAAACAACATAAACTTTAACCCAAATTTGATACGTCAAAAATAATATAATTGGCAAAAAGGGTAGTTCTCTATGCCAAAAATTCCAAACAAAACCAAAAACAATTAACGCAAAAATAAGACCTCTAAAAAGACCGCCGCAAATTAATCCTAAATAATACCAAAACTTTCCACTATCCATTTCTTCTCCTAGGGTTAGATTCATGGATTCTTTGTATTGCATCTATCCACAAATGGACTACATTCTCAATGTTATACTTATCTACTACCAATTCATAGCCCCGATCCGCCTGCTTCTTACGTTCAGCAGGATCAATAAGTCTTTCCATATGCTTAATCCAATCTTTAGGCTTACGCGCAGTATTACCCGCACCCTCAGATTCAAGTTTCTGATACTCTCTAGAACCATAAGCCACAAAAGGTATGCCAGACATAGCATATTCTAGACCTTTAAGATTACTTTTGGCTTCATTAAATGGAAGTTTGTTCAATGGAACAATAGCAATATCCATTGGTAACAAAAGGTTGCCGTAATATTGTGGACTAGAGCCGGGAGTACCAGTTAATCTTTCAGGATCAATATTAGCAATCTCTGCAAACTCTTTAGGATTCTCATAATTAATACCAGCATGATGAAAACGTAAATCATGTTTGTCAAGGAAGGGTCCAAGCCAACCACGCAACTCTTCAATATCACCCGAACGCCAAATCATAATACCCACCCAACCAACAGTAGGTTTATATCCAGCAGCATCATGACGCTTCATGAAATAACTAGGCTTCAATGAATTATAAACTTGATAAGTATTTTCGTTATGCTTAGAATAAAAATCTTGCAAAAATTCGGTACTCGTAATCAAACCATTAACCGAACCATACGAATTAAGCATATGATTACGATTCCAAGTAGCATCACGCTCAGGATGCGTAGTTTGAAAAGCAATATTAGTCGTAGGCAAACCATGAAACCAGTCATCAATATCAATAATAATAGTTTGACCCAAAGCCTGAGCCTTACGAATATAATCTTTAGCCTCGTACCACATCCACAATTTTAGAACAATAACATCAAGATTGCCAGCATAACTTTTAGGATTCTTAATCGGCCCACGATTCTTCATAAACAATCTATCTTGAGTGGAAACAGCAACAAAACCCTCATCATCCCGCCAGCCAACTTCACCAATAACAGTTTCAATACCCAAATTATTTAATTCCGCAGCAGGACCAAACATTCTAATCCAAGTACATCCACCGGGACTAGAAACTTGATAATCTCCCCAGTCTGAAGAAAGCATTCCTATACGCATAAAATTCTCTTATCTGTAGATAACTGGGTGGGGCATTTCGCCCCACCCAATTTTAATACCAACCGTATTTATCATTAACCGCACGATTCTGCCAAGCATCCCAAGCATTACAAGGTGTGCCATAAGTAGAATTAATGTAATTTAACCCCCAACGTACTTGAGTCCATACATTAGTGCGATAATCCTTTCCGGCTTCCGCCATTTTGTTAGAAGGATGAGCCTGCGGTAAACCACCAGTCTCATCCCAACCCATACCATTATCAGCATTAGGATTCCAACTAGATTCATGTTCAATAATTTGATCAAAGCAAGCCCATTCAGACTTACTAGACCATTTAAACTCTCCACTTAGCCACGCATTATGAACCGTATTTCTAATAAGAATCGGTTGATGATTTGTGCTTAATGGTTTATCTGAAAGTTTTTGCACCTTAGCAGTTGAAACTTTTACAACAGGCGCGGGGACTTTCTCCCCATTTTCTATTAGAGGCCAACTCTGGGTTACTGGTGCCGATACAATCGTTAAGACTGCAAGAAGGGCAGCAACGGGAGCGAGCCTTTTGATGAATAACATCCATACTATTCTACCAAAGAGATGGTTATTTAGTCAAGGTTAGTGTAGAACGCCGTGTCCATTACCGTCAACGTCAATATGTACACGGGTGGGATGAACTGATGCCATTAACTGCCAATTCCAAAATTGGTGCTGATCAATTCGTTCAGCAATAAAGTTAGCGACACCTTGTTCATCATCTTCATCAGCAGTATCAAACACGGCAATTAAATTAGAAAGAATTGCTGCATTAGTTTTAATAAGTTCGTGAAGCATATCATCAATGGAAAGTTCTTCAGAATTATTAATAGAAATAGTGGCATTATTTAACCAAGAGGCGAGACCGAAGGGTGCCTTGCCGCCAAGTTTAAGAATATTTTCAGAAATAGGATCAATAGAGCCGTAGACATCTTCATAAATTTCTAGGAAGAAAGCATGAAATTGTTTGAATAACATGCCTTGAACATTCCAATGATACCCATGTGCTTGACCATACATTTGTACCACATTGGCTTGCAAAATCTTTAACTCATCTACTAATGCCATTTTATTTTCCTTAAATATATTATAGGGAGAGGTCAGGTCGTGAGATGCTGACCCCTCCCATTATGATAATTATATCACGCAGTAACAGTAAAACCGTACTTATTACCCAATTTAGTTAATGATGTGATGCCGGGAGAACCATTAGCATCAACACCTTTATACCCTAAAGATTGTTGAAACTTAGAATAAGCCTTAACAGTATTAGGGTCAAATATACTCGTTGCCCCGCCAGAATAAAATCCTGCACGATGTAAAGCATTTTGAACTACCGTAACTTGATCATTTTTCTTACCGGGCTGCACTAATTTTACTGAAACTTTTTTAACTACAGGTTTCGGTGTTGGAATTGGTGTAAGTTTGGGGACGGGAGGAGCAGGAGCAATTGCTTTTCTAATTAATGTAAAAGCATCAGATGCTTCATCACCAATAGACCAAATAGCAACACCTGCTAGACCAGAATTTTTAGAAGTAACTGCTCTTGTAGCCATGCCAATCGAAGTAGCAACCCAAACAGTATTTCCATTATATGAGAATGTTCCTTCAGCATTAGCAATATCGTAAGTAACTTTTTTACCATTAGATTTTGCTAAAGCATCTGCTTCACGGGAATTAACAGTTTTACCAGAAGGCCAATTATATCCATAAGCAGGAATACCCATATGTAATTTTGCTGCTGGAATTCTTGACTTAGCATATGTTTGAACTTTAACATACCAAGGCAACGGAGATACAGGGCCAACAGAATCTGAACCCGTATGATAATCATACGACATGATTCTCACAATATCTGAAACTTTACCAATAGCAGCATAATCATATACAGCCCAATCAGGATCAGTATCAGAAACACGGGCCGGAATAGTTGTAGAAACTTTTAAAGTACCCGCATTCTTTTTAAGAAGAGCAATAAATTTAGGATAATTAGCCTTCAAACGAGTAGCAGAATTACCAGAATGTTTAAAATTAATAGACTCAAAATCTAAATCTAAACCCACAACATTAACAGTTTTAGCAACATTAATCATATTATTAATTAAAGTTTGAGACTTAGCAGCATTATCAAATAAATCAGCCGCTTCCGCCCCAGTCATAGCAGAAGTAAACGTAACCCAATATGGTAAACCCGTAGCCTTCAATCTAGCAACAGGAACAGGATCAGACCAATTAGTTTTAACCGTAGCATCCGAATGACATTCCCAATCAAACAATAAAATGTCACCAAAAATATCTTTATTCTTCTCAATTTCAGTCAAACCCGCAGCATACTGCCAATAAGGCAACCAGCCACCAATTTTAAAAACCATCAGGCTTTCACCGTAAAGCCATACTTATTTCCAAGTGCAGTTAACGATGTCATACCGGGAACCCCATTAGCATCAGCACCAGTATAGCCAAGAGACTTTTGCCATGCAGAATATGCAGCCTTAGTCTTAGCATCAAATACTCCAGAATCACCGCCGACATAAACGCCAGCACGCTTCAAAGCGGCCTGAACAATAACAACTTGCTTATTCTTCTTGCCCGGTTGCACAGAGGCTAAAGAAACCGCAGGCTTTGGAGCGGGAGGAGGAGTTGGCTTGCCCCCAGTAACATATTTAGCAGCATTCGCTCTCCAGAAATCAGCAGAATAATATTGACGTAAAGTATCATTCTTACGACCATTATACTTACCCGTAGGACCATCTGCCTTGCCGCTTGGATTCATCAACCATTGTCCAGCATCTGTCCAGTCAGCATGATTAATAAGTGCGTACTTATCCCAGCCCGTCAAAGACATAAATGCAGCATCCATACGTCCAACAGTTTCAATCTGCTTAGCAGTAATTGTTTTACCTGTACCGGGATCATCAATTTCTGTACCCCAAAGTCTAACGTGACCAACATTTCCTTCACCTAGACCGCGTGACTTCCAAGGTCCACCAAGACCTGAGTGCCAACATGAACCCCAAGAACAAATATAAACTACGCCGTCACGGCCAACAATAGCATTAGCGGCAGGCTTATTAAATGCTGTCATAATCCATTCAAGTGTGGGACATCCTGTATCACCCGTAGCACTAGGAGTACTAGTATGATGATGGACATGACCAACTAATGGATTGGCGGCATCCCAAGGACGACCAATAGTTGTACAATTCTTCATTTCTTTAAAATTAACTTTATGGTCAATAAATGCTTGCTTAATTTGACCATATGTAGGTGTTTTAGTTGTCATTATAATCCTCCGGTGTAGCGCCATTGTCATCAAATTCTGGCTTCCAAGTTCCACTAGGCACCCAATTTGGGTCACTTGAAGCACAATGATCATCAGCAATATTTTCAGTTGCTGGTTTAAAAAGTTTTGCGACCTTATCAAAAAGTCCCATCAATATCTCCTATTATTTTGAATTCGTACCGCCGCTACTATTTCCGTAGCCAGTACTTTCTTGGCCGTCCTTTTGAGGCGGCGAATTATATGTTGAAACAAACCTTGCATTTTCTTTATCAGTATCATTATCAATACCCATTACACCCTTTTGAGCGGGAAAGAAAACTCCATCCCAAAAACTTGTAGCACCATATGCTTTCTCAGAATACTCATTCGGAGATTTAGACGTTCTTACCTCATCTGCCAAAATGTCAGTCATCTCCGTTACCAATTGCTCCCTATGAGCATTTGCCTCAGATTCAGTTTTATGACATCCAACAACTTGACCAGTACCATTTTTCAATACCGCCCAGCCGCCTTGACAATCTCCAACATTATATTCAACTTTAAACTCTGTACTGCCACCATGCATAAAAAGTTTTTCTACAGAACCAACTTTTAATGAACTAACTTTATGACCCACAATAGTATCTGTAGGTTTCCATTTACCGTCCACCTTTGTATGAATTCTAATTAATGCAGCAGGATCTTCAGGTGTACCAGTAATCTCAAAAGAAGAACCGGGAACTTTTACTTTACCATTACGGACAATTCTAGTAATTTTTCCATGAGCCGTTCCTCCTGAGGAACCCCATGATACGAATTGACCAACTTTTTTACTATCAGACATATTATTAGTATAGCATTTTTATTATAAATATATAAGTTTGCTGGGCAGGAAGGAGTCGAACCTTCGTCTTACCTTGATCCAAAGTCAAGTCGCCCCTGCCGACAGAGCAACCGCCCATTATTTATTAATTGTACTATGTTGGATTATATTATAGCCATGCTGTTGAGTTTAGAGTCGTATCCGAAGCAAGCGGTACAAGTTTCATATAAGCATTAGGATAAACTGCCCCCGTACCGCCGGGAGATACTGAATAACTAAGTTGAGGAATAAATGTTCCTGAAGAAGTAGATCTTACTAAACCTTTAACTAAAATATTCCTATAGTTAGTTGCTGATGCTGCGGCAGATATTGGAGTAGAAGTAGCAGTATTAACCCAAACACTGCTTGCAGCATTAGCAGTTGCGGCACTTGTTGCACCAGTAGATACTGTAGCAAGATAACCAATTGATGTTAATGTTCCACCCAAAGCAAATCCTAAGTTTAATGTATGTGAAACACTAGCAGTTGTAGAAGCAGAAAGATACAATTCCATTTCATATGTAGTGTTTGCTGCTAATGTTATTGTATCTTGTGCAGTTCCAAAAATTGACTGAGCAGTTATAACATTGTTTAATGTTGTGTTTGCACTTGTTGATGTAAAAAGATTAACTGCTACCGGCCCGCGACTTGATGCTGTTGTATTTGTAGTTAATGAAACTGCTGTTCCATCATATTCCATTGCTCCAGCAACAGGAATGGTAAGATTGCTTCCTGAAGTAAATTTAATTGGAGCAGAAGCAGATGTTCCAGCGGAAAGAGTTAATGCTGATGCTGTTGCAAGCGTGAATGTTCCACCAGACATTGTGGCAGTATTTGTTATTGTTCCACTAAATGAACCAGCATTAATGGAGGCGGTAGAATATGAACCACCATTAATTACCGCACCATTTGTTATAGTTCCTCCGAATGACCCACTTCCAATTGATGCTGTTGAGAATGATCCACCACTTATTAGTGCAGAATTTGTTATCGTACCGCTAAATGAACCAGCGTTTATAGATGCTGAAGAAAGACTCTTACCACTTAATATTTGTGTAATAGAAGCACCAACTAAAGTATCTGTACCAACTGGAAGAGTTAAACTTCCTGAACCTGCGACTGCCGTTGCAATAATTGTTGAAGATCCTGAAGTTGAACCAAGAAAAATTAACCCTGTTCCAGACACTGAGCCGCTAGTAATTGTTACAATTGATGCTGTTCCAGAAAGTGTTTTATTAGTTAATGTTTGTGTTGCAGTAGTTGTAACAATTGGTATAGAGTTGACGCTTGCGCCTGATGTAAATTGTGCGCTAGGTGCATATAAGAAACCGGCAGAAGTTATAGATGCTGAAGTTACATTGGAAGCGGAATTAATTTGTAATCCGCCAGTACGCAATGGATCATATGTGGCACTAGAAATTGCTACCGTTGTAGTTGGTTCAGTTTGCACATTGGAGAATAGTTTCCAAATCCCATCCAGATGGTCACGAATTAAACCTGTATGTTGGTATGTACCATTATTGAATGCTCCAACAATTCCAACATCTGCGGTATTTGCAGGGTTACCATTGGCAATATAAAATAAGGGGTCGATGATTGAAATATTGCTACTTGAAATAATTGTTGTGCTGCCGCTTAAAAATGCGCTTCCAGATACATATAAATCGCCAGAAATATTTACTGGTCCGGTTAATGTTGGGGCAGTACCAAATACTACTGGACCCGTTCCAGTTTCATCTGCTAAAATACTCATAAATGCAGAACTGGAAATTGTTGAACTGGCTGAACCTAAAAGAGCGGAACTTGAAAATAAAAGACTAGCACTAGATAATAGAAGATCATGACCTGATGCTGCTGACACAAGATTATTATGGTCAGTTACATGGCCGGTATCACCGGCAGCATGTGGATTTGTTATTGATGTAATACTTCCAGAAACGTAAGTCAAGATAACTCCTATATATCTATTTCTCTTAAATTATAGCATAGGATTAAACTTTTGCTGCCGTCACAATTATGGAAAAACATTAAGGATAATTGCCGGAAGATGCTGCATAAACTAGTGAAGCACTATTACTATCACTTAGATGTTATCTAACCAGTCATCCAATTCATTCTCAATTTGTTCGCTGAACTCTTTACGAACAAGATAATCGGTCCACATATATTCAAGGATTTTTTCAAGATTCTCCGCCAACACCGACATACTATTCTTATCTTCATACTTCATCACAAGTTGAGCATCATCAAGGGTAACTTTAATTACAACCTTTTCGCCCTCTTGATATGCTGACATTTTAACTTGATATTTATCATCCATAATTTAATTATATCAGCCAGTAATCAAGTTCTGCGCCGCCGACTTTTTTTCTACAATACCGATACTACAGGCCCAGCACCAAAAAATATTATGATCACACTCAGGCGATTTACGTTTCAAATATCTAGGATTTTCAGGAGGACCGGGCGGTGAACCACAAATACCACACAATTGTCCAATACTAATTTTTCTACCATCTTCACATTCATAACAAAATTTACTGAGAATCTTTTCTCTATTGTTTCTACGTTTACGATGTGGAGGTTTTTTGGCGGGATAAGTAATAGTCCCATCCTCATTAGGAAGAACATCACCCTTTTTAGTATTACATTTCTTATGAGCCAAACGTAAATTGGCAATATCTTCCGAACCATTTAATGCGCGGGGAATCCAATGATCAATAGTAGGTTTTTCATTAATAAAAGGTAATTTACAAATGAAACAACTACTACCGTCCCGCTCCCTTATGAGAACAATTTTTTCTCTTTTAGAAATTAAATCCATCATATCCTCATAAACATTCTATCAAATTTAAGGACTACAAGCACACGCCAAATTCTTTTAGCACGATATGGAACTGAACTTCCGTATCTCACCGCAAACTCTAGCGACAGGTACTGTAACTATACCACCCTAAGGAATGCTTGTAGTCCAGTACGCTGGGTGGGATTTGAACCCACGATACACGGCTTATAAGACCGCTTCCAAAACCGGGCTAGGATACCAGCGCATAATTATAAAATTGTAAAATTGTCTACGAACTGCATACCATCATCATCTTCATTCATATTCATAAAATCTCTCAGATAATCTGGCATTTCTTTCTTCTCAGGAAAGCCTATCGTATTTCTATTTTTCTTGGCAAGTGCTTCCATCTCTTCTCTTTCATCATCATAATCATAAGTATGAATACTTATTTCTTGATTCATATCTGTAGGAGTACGAGCAATAGAATTATAAATGGCACCGCAAACAGCATCAGCCAAATCTTTAGAACCCTTACGAGGATGGTCAACTTTATCTTTAATAATTCTTAATTGTAATAATTCATCAATTAACAATTGAATATGAGGGCCAGAGATTCTTTCCTCCATAATTCCCAAAGCCATATCTTCGTAATGTTTTTTCGCCACCGACAAAATTTCAGCATTCATACCATAAGCATGAAGTTGCTGCATCATATCATGAGAATTCCAACGGTCAAAAGTTACCGCCTTAATATTAAAACCTCTATGCTTCAGAGAAATAATATACTCTTTAACTTCAGTAAAGTCAACACTTTGTGTACTTGTTGGTGTCCACCATCTTACAGCATCAACAATAATACTTGGAGCCGCCTCTTTCATTTGATTACCAACTTTAATATTCACCCATTTATCAACATGCGCCATAGCGACAGCACAATGATCATGTTTTTGGGCTAAGTCCACATGGACAAAATACATTTTATCTTCATCAGGCGTAAACCAATCCTCATATCTATTATTACTATCTAAAGCAATATTAAGATTATTGAAGGCTCTCTCCACCTTTTCCCGCGACCTAAAAAATGCATCCTGAGCATCAGGAGGCATGCAGGCAAACCGTGCCAAGGCATCAACTGGGTCGGTATAAAATGCTACAGTAAAATCATCTATACTACGAGTAGGATTAACTTCCCATGTCGGGCGCTTAAGAGCATATACGCGAGGAACATTATAAGAAATAATATGATCCTCTTCCCAATCAACAACAAATTTATTTTCTTCTATATCATCAGGCAGATCAGGATCAACTTTGAACTCATGCGATCTAACAATAACTTCTTTTTCATTAACAACTTCATTGTATCGTTGTTGAATAAAATCATTCTTATATCGGGGAAAAGAAAGAAGAATAACTTTACCATAATCAGGAAAACGTGAATCAACTGATGCCCGATACATTCGATAAATCGCTCCACCAGTTTTAGCCTGCTCATTACCACTCGTAGATTCAATATCAAAACCGGAAATCTCATCAAGGAATACAATTAACACATTGTAACCCTCCCAAGATTCCCTCTGAGAGTGTCCAGAATGCACTGTAATCGCTTTATTAAATTCTATACTGTTTGCCTTCGCATCATATTTACCTTGGAACCAAGGTGCCCTTTCGATACGATTTGTGAATCCCTTAAAGAAAACTCTATTAGCCTGCACAGCATTAATGGCGATATTGATAATGTCAATACTGTCACCGGGAGGTTTTCCGTAATATTTTGCGGGGTCTTTAAGACATAGCAATAAATAAACAACATACGCGCAAGCAATAGTTGAAACATAATCCTTGCCACTTCCTTTTCCCAATTGGAAAATAACTTCATTACAAGTTTGCTTCCATCTTTTAAGTCCCTCTTCTTCACCAAACAAATTGATTAAAGTTTCTTTTTTATAAATTTGGGTAGAAGCCTTAATCATAGTGTACTGATGTTCAGATAAGAAAGGAAGATGAAGATAATCTTTAGATGTGACAAATTCTTCTATAGAGACAGGAGTCTCCTCAAATTCATTAGCCTCTAATACTCCAAGAAAATCTTCAAACATTAATCTACATTAACTGCTTCCACTTGACCCGTAACTTCTGAAAGTCTACGGGCTACTTCAAATTTACACTTATCACAATCTGCCGTAACATCTTTAAGAATACCAACAAGAATTTCCTGCTTACGTTCAGTCTCAACTAATTGCTCAGCAAGTTCAGAATTCTCTAGAACACCCGCCTTGTTTAGCATGTCTAATCTTTTCTGTTCAGTATCAGCAACAAGTTTTAGAGCCTGAGTCTTAACACTTAACTGTTGATTGGCATCTGCCTGTCGAACTGTATCCCATGCCTCAGAAATAATCATTGCATAATGCTGATCCGCCCCAGCCAATGCTTCACGGGCGCGAGTATGAATATTTGTATCATGATGAATTATTTGTTTCCACTCGTTAATAAGTTCAAGAACGAGGGCGCGGGACATTTGTAAATTCGTAGCAATATCTTTAGGATTACTTCCCTTTAATAATTCTTCAACGACACGATTCATGCTGTCGTATCTATCAGCAATTTCTAAATCAGACAAGTTTTTTCCTTATGCTTCGTTTAGCACGATGAACACCCTTTAGGCTATCCATATAAAAAGATTTAAACTCATAACTTTTAGTATCCATACAATCAATCCAAGTAACATCTAATTCAGAATTATGAACCCACTTGTGAAATATAAAATACCCGCGAGTATTTTTAAACCTAATCTTATCCCCCGGCTTAATAACATCCCGACCAAACTCTAATTCATAGTAACAAATAATGTTAGGATTATGACCAAACGGAGTAGTTGGATTTTTGCCAGTTCTTTTTTTCAACGATACCCTCCAGCAGTAGGTGCCCAAGTAAGCCCTTTGAAATTATAAAGACGTTTAGTTCTATAGCCACAAACATCACATATGACACTTTCAATATCTTCATAA